TCATTAGGAGTGATCTGTGACGAGCGAAGCTGACATTTGCAACCGCGCACTCGCGGCCATAGGCACTCGGTCACAGATCGCTTCGTTGACCGAGAATTCGAATGAGGCCATCAACTGCAACCTCCTCTACCACGCGTTGCGGGACGAATTGATTCGGTTGGCTCCATGGAACTGTGCGACCAACTATCAGACCCTGACCCTGTTATTGGCCGCACCGGGGACGCCAGAGAACCCGGCAACTGGAGGCACTCACTGGTCTAAGGGGACGCAGCCCCCGCCGCCTTGGGCCTACGAGTACGCTTACCCCTCCGATTGCCTGAAGCCATTGTGGGTAGTGCCCCAATTCACAACTGGTTTTGCCTCTGGCATCCCCATTACCACAGCCACGACCGGCGGGGTTCCTGCCTACTGGCAAGGCCCGCCGGTTAGATACAAGGTCGGGGTAGATCAGGACATGAACGGCAATGACATTAAGGTCATCCTTACCAATCAGGAAGATGCGATCCTTGCCTACTGCCGACGTGTCACTAATCCTGACGTATGGGATTCACAGTTCGATCAAGCTGTGGTCGCCGCGTTGGCCGGTCGACTTGCCATACCCCTTACCGGAGACAAGGCTCTTGCTAACCTCAAGATACAAGAAGCCAATGCCTTCATCGTCACCGCGAGGCAGGGGGACGGGAATGAGGGGCTAACGATAAACGATGTCACGCCCGACTGGATACGCGTGCGCGGCATCTCCTATGCGAATGATTATGGCTGGAGCCCCAACATCATCTTCGATTGGGGACCTATGTTGAGTGCGTACTGATATTTTGGGCTAGAAGGGCACTGTGCATGAAAAAGCCGATCACACAAGAAAGAGTAAAATCACTCTTACACTACGACCCGGAGAGTGGTGACTTTACCTGGCTGCGTACCGGCGCCTTTGCTGGATACCTATCAGGCAGGTACTGGATGATCTGGATAGATAGACAACACTGGCTGCTCCACACTGTTGCGTGGCTATATGTATATGGCGAGCTTGTTACTGGCTTAGATCACATTGATCGAAACGGTTTCAACAATGCCATCACTAATCTGAGAAGAGCCACTCAATCTCAAAACCTTATGAACCGCGTGCCAGGTCGAGGTTGGGAAAAGCATGGCCGAAAGTATCGAGTTCGTCTCAAGATGGACGGACAGAAGATCGAACTCGGGAAATTCGACACACCAGAAGAAGCTCGTAACGCCTATCTCAAGGGACGCCTAAGATACTTTGGCGAATATGCGTGTCGTTAAACGTAATCCAGCCCTCATTCGCTGCTGGCGAACTCGCGCCTACGATGACCGCTCGCGTCGATATGGCCAAGTACAAGCAAGGCGCGGCGACGATGAGGAACTTCTTTGTCGATTATCGGTCCGGAGCGTCGACTAGATCCGGAACTAGGTTCGTTATCCAAACACTTGGCCAGAGCAAGGTCAGACTTATTCCCTTTCAGTTCTCGGTAGCAAATAGCTACGTCTTAGAGTTTGGGGATCATTACATTCGATTTGTATCCAACGGCGGTGCGGTCCTCGAACCAGCCTTCGCCTTGAATGGTGCGTCGAATTCACTACCAGCATATGTGTCCGCTCCCGGCCAGAACTTCAACGTGGGGGATTGGCTCTTCATCAATGGAGTGACTGGAGCAACAGGGTATAACAATAAGTTCTATAAGGTTTCAGCACTTAGTGGAAGCAACGTTTACCTTAGCGACGTTAACAATAATGTGACAAACAGCGCAACTTTCGGCATTTATGCCGGTGGCGGGACCATCGCTCGGGTTTACATCATATCCTCGCCCTACGCCGCAGCCGATCTCGGTCTGCTTAAATACACTCAGTCGGCGAGCGTCTTAACCCTAACCCACCCTCGCTATCCCCCATACAATCTCCAGCGCGTTACCCCAACCAACTGGGTCCTAACTGCAATTAACTTTGCTCCAACCATCGATCCGCCTGCGTCTACATGGGGCTTTGCAACACCACCACCGGCTGGGGCTACTGCCAATGCTAACTACGCCTATATAATTACTTCAGTTGACGCTAATGGTCAGGAGTCTCTCCAGTCCCCGCCAGCCTATGTCAACAACGCTGTTGATATTGGCAACGTAGCCGGTACTATATCAGTCGGATGGACGCCGGTTACCAACGCTGTCCAGTATAACGTGTATAAGGCCGAGGTGTCATTGGCCGGGCAGGTTCCAGCCAATGTTGCTTTCGGCTTTGTCGGCTACACCAACACGAACGAATTTATTGACTCCAACATCGTCCCCGACTTCACCACCTCTCCACAGATCTTTAACAATCCGTTCGCCAATGGCAACTACCCAGGCGTCGCGGCTTATTTTCAGTCTCGGCTAGTCTTCGGCTCATCATACCAAAACCCCATGACCTTCTGGATGAGCCAGCCGGGGGTCTTCAATAACTTCAACATCACCGTGCCCTCGCTCCCTGATAACTCAATCGAAGGTACACTCGTCTCGGATCAGGTCAACGCCATCAAGTCCTTCAAGTCGATGCAAGGCGGGCTGGTTACCTTAACCGCTAGGGGCGCATGGGTGATAAATGGTGGCGGTAGCCCAGCTAGCGGGGGTGGTGCGGTTACACCCGGCACCATTACTGCTGCTCCTCAAGCCTACAATGGCGCAAGCGACCTACAGCCCATCGTCTCTAACTATGACATCCTCTATGTACAGGCGAAGAACCAGCATGTCAGGGACCTCTCGTACAATCTCTATGCTGCTATTTATACTGGTACTGATATTTCTGTTCTATCAAATCATCTATTTAGTGATTATCTCATAGACGAATGGGGTTGGGCAGAGGAACCTCACAAGCAGGTTTGGGCGATAAGGGATGATGGGATCCTTCTCAGCCTAACCTTCATGAAGGAACAGGAGATTTATGGTTGGTCACGACATGAGACCTTCGGTGACTTTGTGTCGGTTGCAGTTGTGGGCGAGGCCGATCCGATCGATAAGGTCGAATTGGTTGATGTTCCTTACTTCGTCGTTAAGCGAGCGATAGGGGGTAGGTGGGTTCAGTATATCGAGCGAATGCAGGAGCGCGAGTTCTGGTATGGAGCCGAAGACTCATGGTGTGTGGATTGTGGAGTTCAGACTGTACTTCCGACCCCAGCGGCCAATCTATACCCGGCTGCTGTTAGTGGCAATACCACCTTCTCTACCGACGCGCCTGTGTTCAATTCGTCCATGATTGGCTGGGTGATCCGCGGGGGAGGCGGGATTGCTGTAATAACTGGTTATATATCTCCAATACAAGTTTCTGTAAGCGTTACCCAACCAATTAAGGATCAGCACCTAGGCGTTAACGTGGTTCAAGCATCCGTACAGGACTCGGGCAACTGGTCGTTAGCTCAACCCTTCACCACCTTCTCCGGCCTCGACCATCTTGAAGGACAAACCGTCTCCATCCTCGCCGATGGCGGCGTTGTCGCACCACAACAGGTGATTAATGGAACCATTACCCTCGCCAACCCTGCAACTAAGGTTACCGCTGGACTTGGATTTACCTGCCAACTCCAAACCATGCGACTCGATACTGGCAACACCGGAGAGGGAGGGACCATTCAAGGAAAACGAAAGAAGCTCGCCGCAGTTACAGTTAGAGCTGCCGATACCCGAGGCGTCTATATTGGTACCACCTTCAACACGTTAGTACCTGCTAAGGAGCTATACAAATCGACTTTGCTCAACAACCCCCAGGCTCTCATCACTGGTGACGAGCGCATCATAATGGATCCGTCATGGAACACCGAAGGGCAAGTATGCATTCAGGTTTCGGATCCCTTACCCGCCACTATCTTGGGGGTGATACCAGAAATCATCATTGGAGATACAGTCCGTTGAAGGTTGAGATAAGGCAAGTCGTAACAGTTAACTATGACGAGGTGATACCAATTAGTGAGGCTGGTGATGATCCGAAGGCGAGGCCGGTTCTGGAGGAATGGATTAGGCATTCGCCTTTGGTATGGGAGGGAAGGATTAATGGCGAGGTGGCGGTTGTGTTTGGGTTGATACCGAAATCGATCTTTGATGATGAGGCTTACATCTGGATGCTTACCACTTCGGTGGCGAAGGAGCATCCATTCGTTTTCCTTCGCCACGCGCAGATAATGTTGAAGCGACTGTTCAAGATCTACAATGTGATCTATGGCCACGTCCTGCCGAGTAATACTCATAGCGTAAAGTGGCTGAAGTGGCTGGGAATGAAGCCGCGCGGGATGGTGCATGGGATGATCGAGTTTGAGATAAGGAGCGCGTGATGGCACCGGCACTAACACTCGTTGGGATGGGATTGACCGCGACCTCTGGAATAATGGGCGCGATGGGAGCCGAGCAGGCGGGCGCAGACCAGCAGCAGATGTACATGTATAAGAGAGCTATTGCTTTGCGCAACGCGCAGTATGCAGAAGAGCAGGCGACCTACGATATTCATGCGGGCGAATTCGACGCACAGAAGGCTGCTCGGCTCGAAATGGGTAAGGCAAGGGAAGCCAAGGTTCGAGCTTCTAATCTCGATCCCACCTCAGGCTCGATGAAGGCGATTTATGATAGCCACTTCGCCATCGCTGAGCAAGATCAGGCCATGGCTAGGAACAATGCTCAGCTTGCTGCATGG